AAGCTAAATATGCATTTCCTTTTCAGGTTATGGCATATGCGTCAAGACTATCTATGATAAGAAACGCCATCATAAACAATCCAACATGTTCGGTTATTATTTGCGAACGTTCGTTGGATGCTGATAAAAACATATTTGCGAAAATGCTCCATGATGATGCTCTAATAGAAGATATAAATTACCAAATTTATTTATCATTTTGTAAAGAATATGCGGTTGAATTTGGATTAGATGCTGTAGTTTATATAGACGCGGACGCGGAAGTTTGTCATGAACGTATACGAAAACGTTCAAGACAAGGAGAAAATGGTATTCCTTTGGATTATTTACAAAAGTGCAAAAGATACCACGATGAATGGCTAGGACAAAATATAAATATACCAATTTTGAGAATAAAAACAAATCAAGATGTTTCCTATGATATGTCTGACCCAAATGATATGGGTTCAATATGGATAGAACAAATAAAGGGGTTTATAAATGATTTGTAAACATAGAGATTAACTAATTAAATTTAACTACAATCTTAACCGTCTCTTTTTTTATGCATTTACATGCGGATACCGACAATTCCTCGCGTTTTTTCCGCGTTTTCGTATTGTCATGCGTGTTATCCAGAGTAGAATTATTACTAGAGCTACCACTAGAATCTGTGTCAGTCGGGGTTCGTCGTTTCGATGTGCTATTTCGCATATTCATGTCGTCATCAATAGTGGTATAATTTGACTCAATATAATCTATGATTTTGTTTTCAATCGCCCATTTAAAAAAATTCAATTGTCCTATTGTGGTTTCCATAAATTTTTCATTTTCATAGGGAACTGTTATGCGTTCCCAACGGCAAAATGGGTCGAAACGTTTTTTACTGTAAGCCTTTAATTTAAGTTTATAATCATTATACACCTTGAATCTGGATTGTTCTCCACGGTTTTGAATCTCATATACAGTATAATATTTTTTTGAAAAATTGGTAACAAACCAATCCACTATGCGCAAAGAAATTCGGGTTTCGCCATTAATAATCCGCAACATTTTATTAAGGTTCTCTCTTTGATTATAAAAATCCATCAAATTCTTCATTAAAAGGTCATTCTGAGTATTTAAATTGGACGAATGATATATAGACATTATGTTTCAATAAATGCGTTTACTTTTATGCGGTTTCATCTGAAATATATTTTTTGTATTGTAAATTAAATTATTATATTTTATATGACAAAACATCATAAGCAAGAAGAAACGTGTTGTTATTGTCTTGCTGATTATTTGGTTTGGTCTTTAGGATGGTTTGAAGGTGTAATAGTTGGTTGTTTAATGAATTGTTATGTAGAAGAAATAGTAGAACCAGGGTTAGCGGAAGAAATGATGTTGGGGGCGGTTCATGGTTTTGAAGATAGTACGTACGTTATTTACAAAGCCGAACATCATAAAATATAAATGAAAACATACATAAATATATATCAATAGAATAATACAACGTAAATGCATCACTCTATTGTTCCTGCAATAGCGACATATGGCTATTTGAATATGCCAAAAGAGCATCTTGTCGATATTCCAAGAACTGCTGTATATTGGTTATCAATAGTGCATAATTTCGGACTTCATTTATTTAGTTTATATCATTTTATAGGATTTATGTCAGCATTATGGAATCGCGGAATTGTTGCTGGACGGGGAATATATTTCAATATTCCAGGTGTAGATAATATGCTATGGTGGTTTTATTTATCTAAATACTATGAATATGTCGACACCGCTCTTTTATATGCCAAAGGTAAAGAACCTATATTTTTACAAAAGTTTCATCATGTAGGCGCGACTATTGTGTGGCATTTAGGGTATGTTTATCAATTTGATGGCGTATTTTTCGCGTCTCTTATTAATTCGGGTATACATTCTGTTATGTATTTATACTTTCTGGCTTCTATGTTTCCAACTATACGTCAGCGAATTATGCGTTATAAGATATATATAACATCAGCGCAAGTAGCGCAATTGAGTTTTGGATTTTGCACTCTTCCGTGGTTTTATTATAATATAGAGACCTATATGAATCGTGCTATAATATGGGTTTTTGAAATATATATTGGTATATTGTTAGTATCTTTTTGTCATTTTATGTTTGTTAATTATGGTGGAGGTAGTGAGAAAAAAGAGGAATAGGGCGGTATTTAGTATAAACGCAGTACTTTACTGTATATTTGTAAAAAATTGAAGCATTTTCCGTTGAATTATGTGATTCATATTATCATATAATTTATGATAAACGAAGAACCCCACGTACAAAATGGTGTGAAAACATGCACCACATGCAAGAAAGAACTATCGATTGACCAGTTTATGGGTCAAAAACAACAGATTACGAAAACTTGTAGTTTTTGTAGAGAAACATGTAAACGGAATGATGCGAAACGTGATAAGAAACATCGAAATGAGGTTGCTAGGAAAAATGATGCAAAACCAGAGAGAAAAGCCGTGAAAAAAGCTTGGAATGAAAATAATTATGAAAAGGTAGCGTTGAAATGGATGAATTATAAACAAAGAAAAATAGAAAAATTAGGAACGGAAGAATATTTGAAACAAAATGCTGAGCAAGCAAAGAGATGGAGAGACAAAAATCCAGAAAAGACAGAAGAAGCAAACGACCATAAGAAAAATAGTAGGAAATTACAATTTAATGTTTATAAAAGGTCTGCTAATTTGAAAAATTTGGACTTCATGTTGTCATATGAAGACTATGTAAGCGTTTGTGATAAACCATGTTATTATTGTGGAATTATTCAAGAACGTGGATTTAATGGAATTGATAGAAAAGACCAAATGAAAGGATATATTTTAGAAAATTGCGTGAGCTGTTGCCAAATGTGCAATTATATGAAGGGTTCGTGTACAGATGAAGTATTTATTAAACGGGTTGAACATATATTGACTTACCAGAACAAGATAAGCGGAAATCTATATCCAGATTGTTTTGCTAATCATATTGTTTCTTCGTATCAGCGTTATAAAGATAGAGCCGAAAAGAAAAACATAGATTTTGTATTAGGTGTTGAAGATTATGAAATGCTTATTATTAGTAATTGTTTTATTTGTGGTAAAGAAAAAAGTGAAAAACATAAAAATGGTATCGACCGATTTGACAATTCCAAAGGATATACCATAGATAACGTAAATTCTTGTTGTGGTGAGTGCAATTTCATTAAAAAGGACTATAATTTTGATGACATTATTCACAAATTTGAACTTATTTATGAAAATCATAAAAATAATGCCTTGAAAAATGAAATAGTTTTCAATAACAAAATAATAGTTGCAAATGAGAACAAAAAAACAAAGGATGAAATAAAACAATCAAACATAGAAAGAACAGAAATACAAAGGAAAATATTGAGAGATAAATATAATAGTGATGAATATAAATCGGTTCGCGCAAAACAAATAGCAGAAAACCGTAAAAAACGTTCTGAAATCTAATTATAAATATGAAAATTATATCATATTTATAAAACTATTCTAACTATAAATTTTATTTTTTTAGTAAAAATTTTTTTATTGACAGCATATATGCAGCGAAAAATTCTATCAATTTGAGTACGCAACACCTGCCATTCCACTCATCACACGGAGCACGTTGTAGTTGACTGCATACACGCGGACCTTGGCGGTGGCGGTACCAGAAACGGTGGGGGAGGAAAGGACGAGCTGGAGAACAGCGTTATCAATACGAGAGAAGTTGCAAGAGCCAGAGGGTTGGTGCTCCTCGGGGCGGAGGGCGAAGGAGTACACGTTGATACCAGCATCGGGGTTGCGGGTGTGGTGCTGGAAGGGCTGGACAACATCGAAGTAAGAACCCTCGCGCTCGGAGAAGCGGTCTTGGCCATTAAGCTGGAGCTTAGCAGTCACAACAGGGTTCTCACCCCAGCAGTGCATGTCGAGGGCAGTCTCAGCGAGCACGAAGGTGCCGGCATCAGAGACGAGGGAACCCTCGTTGGAACCAGTCTGGGCCTGGAATCCAACGTATGAGGTAGCGCCATTCCATGCAGTTGCGTTGGTCATGTTAGCATCATCGGCACCAGCCATCTGGAAGAGACCAGATGTGTTGATGAAACCGTTGGTACCAGAACTCTCCTTGGGTCCACCGAAAGCATGGATGGCGTTGGGGAGGGCATCGATGGAGTCAGTGTAGTTGAAGGGCTGGGCACCAAGAGTGCGGTAGAGGATACCACCGGAATCGAGGGAAGAGCAGTAGTCAACGTTGGCATCGGGTTGGACGACCCAGATCAACTCCTTGCAAGGGTGGTTGAAGTTGAGCTTGATCTTGTTGGAGGAGGATCCAACAGACTCGTCGCCGGTGAACTGCACCTGCTCGATGAGGTACTCGTGGGGGTTCTGGGCCATCTTGCGGCGCTCATCAGTGTCGAGGAAGATGTAGTCGACGTAGAGAGAGGCAGCAACAAGGGACTGTTGGTAAGCCTGGGACACAGATTGAGAACCAGCAGAAACACCAGCAGCAAGGGACTTTACCGCCCAGAGGCACTCACCAATAGGGCGAATGTCGAGGTTAATCTTAACCTCGTGGTACTGGAGAGCAATCAAAGGGAGGGCAAGGCCGGGGTTGCGGCAAAACCAAAAGAGGAGGGGGACATAGAGAGTGGTCTCAGGAAGAGCCTTGCGAGGAGCGCAAACCTGATTGGGGACACCAGTAGCAGAGCAGGGACCAGACACATCGGCGAAGTTGGGGTCGCAGATGTAGGTAAGCTGGGTGGTGTTTCCAATCATCTTGTAGTAACCACGCTGTTGCTCCTTGGAGAGGGTAAGCTGGTTCCAGATGTGCATCCAGTCACCATATTGGCGGTCGATGCGCTGGCCACCAATCTCGACCTCAACCTGGGCGATGAGCTGCTCACCGATGAAGTCCAACCAACGGGCGTAGATATCAGACCCAGAGGCAGCCATAGATTGGTTGATCTCGGGGAGGGTCACCTGGAGGTAGGTGCGGTAAGCAAGGTCACCATTACGGGAGATGGTGCAGGTAACACGGCGACCGAAGTCAGCCTGTCCAGAGAAGGTCTGCTCGATGGACTCCATAGCAAAGTTGGTATGGCGTCTGTAAGACACCTTCCAGAAAGTAATCTCGGGGGTTCCGGTAAGGAACACATCTTGTGCGCCATAGGCGACTAATTGCATAAGACCACCAGCCATTTTTGGTTATACTATTGTATATACTATGGAAAAGAAAATAATTTTGGAGAAAATAAAATAATTAATTATTTTATTTTTATAATTTTCGGTATTAAAAATTTCCTAAATCGATAATCCACATATTAACCATAGAAAAAAATAATTTGTAATTCAACACCTATTATTAATAAAATTACTAAAGTAATTAGTATTTTAAGTCGCCTGAATTTTACATATTCAGCGTAAAATATCACTATTTGAAAAATTCGATATTAAAAAATTCTCTAAATAATTCTCTTGGAATATTTCTCGACGGTTCTCATGCTTCTTTGTAAAAATATATGAATCCGTGGATTTTTTGATTGTCCAACCTTGTTCTAAAGCATTTGCTATAAACAATAATTTTCTTAATTGGGATTTCTCGACACGTACATTATCTGGCAAATCAACCAAAGATGATACTGATAATTCGGTTGGCATTATATATTTCTGTTCCATATTTTATTTTTATTTATGCCGAATCGAGAACCTTGATGGTTTTTTATAGTTTTTTCGCGTTTTTCTCTTATTTTTTCTTGTTTTTTTATTTTTATAGCCGAGTAATTTTCGATTTGTTTTTCCTCCGCCTTTACCAACACCGAGGTCTCTTGCTATTTTATCAAGCCTTTTCTGTCTAATTCTTTCTTTTTCGGCTTGCTTTTCTGCATTTATTCTACTTTTTTCGATAGAGACAGCTTGTTCTGTAGTTTCTCCCTTAGTTTTAGGAGGATAATCTGGACTTTTTGGTTCAAATTTAGGAGGAGGATAATCTGGACTTTTTGGTTCAAATTTAGGAGGAGGATAATCTGGACTTTTTGGTTCAAATTTAGGAGGAGGATAATCTGGACTTTTTGGTTCAAATTCAGTAGTAGAAAATGCAGATAAAATAACTTTGTCAACGACTCTCTCTTGTGTATTTTTATTTCTACCTGTTTTTTTTGACTGTTTGTATGGAACTTCTGGCAAAGACTCGCTTATAGTAACCACAGACTCGCTCAATAAATCTGAATAACCCGAAGATTCAGTTTCAACTGGTATTTTCGTTGTTCTTACTTCCTCTATAGATTTACTTACAGACTTCATAACTTCAGCTCCATCTGAATTATCTTCAAAAAATAATTCTGATAAAGCATTTCCTGAAGTAGTATAACCAAAACATTTATCAAAATACTCATTTAATGCGGGTCCGAAATCCTCTACCTCTTGTATCTTTCCACGAATTCGTTCTAAATATAGACCCCTTATACTATCTATTTTATTACTTATATTTGTATAAGAAGAACGGTCTAAATGTAAATCAAGCGTCATTTTTTCAGTTAATGCTTTCTTTATAGCAACTAGTTTAGAATATATTTTGGATAAATCCTCTGATAAATTTTCACGTTTTGACTGTGTTCTTAACGCTAATTCTAATAAAAGTTCTTTATCAACACTTGCGGTTTTATTTGTAATTTTATATTCCTTGAATTGTGAAGTTAAATTATTAACTTGGGTATTTAAACGTGTTTGAGTTGTTCGTCCTCTAGATGTCTCTCCTTGTAAAATAGAGATGTCGTTAATGCCAACTACATTTCCTATTTCATCAAGCATATTTTTAATGCTCGATTTAACTAATTGAACTATATTAATGTAGTTTTTAATAAAAAAACATCCATTCGTGAACTCAGTTATTAATTTCACATAGTTAATCATTAATTTAAAATCGTAAGTGTCATTTGTTTTAAATAAATTATCGGAACTGTTTGGGATTGCTTCTAGAATAGGAAGAATAGCCTTTATAGATTCAGATAACTGCGCAAAATATTCAGAATTTATTCGTGTTTTTAATTCTGTGATTTTTTCTATGTCTGTTGCGTTCTGTTTTATATCATTTTGTCTAGTAAGTTTGGTATTTTGTAAAACTGGGACTTCGTCGCTTAATGGTTTCAGCGCACTATCTATATACACTTCATTTTCGATTATGAGACGTTCTAGAGTTGCCTTTAATTCTAGTAATGCCGCTTTATCTATTGATGCAATACCCGCTTTAGCCAGATAATTTGGATTTTTATACTCTGAGACATCCATTTGCAACGACCCAATAACTGATATTTGACAGTTAATTAATTTTTCATATTTCTCCTTGGTTTCTTTCATCGGAAAATATCCTACAATAAATTGGGGTATTTCGCATTTACTGGCAGTTTCTTCATCATCGTCGTCATCATCATCCTCATCGTCATCGTTGCCCTTTTTACCTTTGCAATTTGCTGGTCGTGGAGCTTTATAATAATTACCTAATGTTGGTATTTCACTAGCAATAGTATAAACAAATGCCAAATTATCGCCCGACATAAATAGTGTATTTTTGCCAATTAGAGTATTAATAATTTTTACAGTATTACCTTGTCCGTGGTCTCCTGATGATTTAAATCGAAGTAATAATTTATAGAATTCATTTGTAAAAAATTCAGCCCCGCGCGCGCTATTAGGGATTTGAACGATTTCCTTTAAATCGTCTATTAACTCTTTTAAAATTGGGTGAATATGTTGCACTTTTTTACCTACATGAAGTTCTTCATGGTTTTTTTCAATATAATGCATACCCATCGCTAACTCATTAACACTAAAACCGCCTTTTAAAATGTATGTATTCAAATGTCTATCGTTCTGATACAAACATAATGCAACACTAGTGTCATTTGTGCTATTAACTGCTAATCTCATTTTTAAAATTAGACCAAATTGATTCGACAAAATATCTCTATTAATCAATTCATCATAAACCATATCATAATAAGAATTTCCTGTTCTCGGGTCTCTCCAATCATAAATAGTATAGCCCTGGATTGGTTTTATTGTGGGTTCTACTACAATAACACTTTTATCTCTATCCGAAGAAGAATTGGAAAGAATATATTCAGTCAACTCGTTGAAAGGTGGATTTTTGCTTGGTGCTGGATCCCATATATTTGCCAAAGTAACAAATCTACCACTAATAACATGTTCGTCCACTTGCTTTTTAATTCTTCCACTCATAACCGCGTCAAAAAGCCAATAATCAATACCTCTTTCTTCAATATCTAAATTTAATTTTTCTAAACTATTAATTGTATCTGCGTGTTCTGGACCGAAAAACCGTTTACGTTCTTCAATCCAAGTAGTTGGAATTGCGGTTCCTTCTGTAAAATAATAATTTATATCGGTTAACTCACCTGCTATTTTATATAATAAATAATCAACTTTAATATTTTCCTCGAAATGAAGTGGACTACTATTGAAATAATCATATAATAAAGTGGTTTTTGGTTCGGAGTTTTCTAAAATTTTAGATATTCTTGCAAGAACTGTCTTACCATTCTCAGCTGAAACTAATTTTCCATGACCAATTATATCATCGGGAAAAGCATTATTTCTAGTGGTTGATGGTTTAAAATCGTGGATAGAATCGCCCTCTTTCCGATTTAATTCAATTACTAATTCTCTATTTAATTCTGGATTATCATGCCCTCCATTTTGAGTATTTGTAAATGATGTATTAATTAAATTCGAAACTAATGAATTATGTATACTATCGATAGCTTCTAATTCTATTTTTACAGATTCCTCTATAAAGTTTTTAATCTTTAATGTTCTTAATATGTTGGTGGCGAATATATTTTCCTTATATTGATGTATATCCCAAAATGTCGGAGATTTACCAGAAGGATTTTCCTTCGCTTTTTGTAATCCATTCAAAACGGTTTCAGTAAACAAATCATCTTTTACTATTTCAATATTGGTCTCATCTTCTTTCTCTATTCTAGGAGAAAGTTCACCATCAAATAATACAGCAGTAAATTCAGTTTTTGATGGTTGTTTGCCGAAATTAACATATGGATTTTTAGTATATGTAGGCTCCCAATTATTTATAGGCGATTCATTATTTGAAACGGTTGATACTGTACTTCCGGTACTATTTCTACTTCTAGAATCAATAGACATATTATTATATATAAACGGTATAAAATAATATATAAAGTTTTTTTTAAATAATTATATGAAACCCCTACAAAAACATCAAGCGAACACAATAGATGAAAAACACACAGAAATGTTAGACAGATTTCAAGAAATTGAACTAAAAACCATTCCAGAAATTAAAAATGAGATTGAGACACTAAAAAACAAAATAAAATTGCTAAAAGATAATCAAATTGAACAATATTTAGACATGCGGGACAAAATTTATTCATTAAAAGCACAAATGAAAGAATTAAAACAAGAAAAAAAGAACTATCTGTTAGAGAACTCAAAATATATATTCCAATATTTTGAACAGAAACAGCAGATTTCAACGGGAACAAATCAAAATTCAGATGTTTTGAAGACATTTTTTAAGATAAAATCATCAAATACAGAAGCGGCAAATCCACAAAGTGATAAATATACCCAGTCAAAAAAGGCATATCAGAACTATTGGCGAAATGTAAATAATGAAATTTCTAATATACATGATTTCGTTATTCCCTCCGATGTTTGTGAAAATTGTCAAAAAGGAGAACTTATTCCTCAAGACGAAGAGGGGATTTTGATATGTAATAATCAAAATTGCGGAAAATTCATTACTTATATTGTGGATAGCTCAAAACCCACTAATAAAGAACCTCCGAATGAAGTATCATATACTGCGTATATTCGCCTCAACCATTTTAAGGAAATTTTATCGCAATTTCAAGCAAAAGAAACAACACAAATACCAGAAGAAGTTATTGAAGCAATTCGTGCTCGTATTAAGAAAGAGAGAATAAAAGATATGTCTCTTATTAATTATGATAAAATGCGTGATATTTTAAGAAAATTGGGGTTCAATAAATATTTCGAACATATTCAGTATATAAATTCGCAATTTGGCATTAAACCACCTATTATGAATGAAGAATTACACGAAACCCTTTGTGTTTTATTCATAGAAATTCAAAAACCGTGGGCGGTACATTGCCCAGCAAATCGCACTAATTTTTTCAATTACACTTATACTCTTTATCAGTTATGTGTGCTATTAGACCAAACCCAGTATTTACCATATATTCCTATGATGAAGGATAGAGAAAAACAATTGGAACAAGACATGATTTGGAAAAAAGTATGCCAAGATTTAGACTGGCAATTTATACCTTCTGTTTAGGGAAAAAGTATAATAAATATATATAAAACGATGCCTATAATCAGCCAAGTTGCTTTTGATAAAGCTCATCATGCAAATCATGGTAATCATTCCTCTCATCATTCAGAATACAATTCACCCCATAATAATCGGTTGACTAGTCATTCTACTACATATAATAGAGACCGTATAACACGCGACCAAGTCGAAAAATTTTATGGATATGTGGAAGATGAGGATGGATATCTTCACGGTGATGGTCAATATACAGATAACAAGGGTAGAATTTTTAATGGCCGTTTGGTACATGGACTACCAGATGGTTATGTTGTAAGTGATGGGGTTCCTATGAATTACAAAGATGGTCGTCCAGTTCGTTCATCAAGGGGTGGTAGGCATAAGAGAAAAACCGGTAAAAATAAAAAGAAGCGGAACAATAAAACGAATACACATAAAAAGAAAAGATAGATTTTACATATTTTTACAAAAATATATAAAAATTATTTACACAAGTTAGATATAATATGACTGACGCAACCGAAACCGAAATATTTAGACTAACTCCTGCTACTGATAAATATTATGAAACAGCCACCTATACTAGAAGAACCGGCAATTGGCCAAATGAAAAATATTATACATTTAATTCATTAAGATATGTAGGTAAATTTATTAAACATGAGCAATATGGTTTTGGTGATGGGGCTCGCGTTTACGCAATTTTTGATAATAATGGAAAAATGGAAACCGTGCAATATACATATGAAGGAACCACCTGTTTTCGTGAAGTAGACCCTAACAAAATACTTTTTTACAATCCAGAAACTTACCCAAATAGTGATTAGATAAATATATCAATATAACGGTAAACCCAATTAAAATGTACTCTTCTTATACACATATAAATGCCTGATTTTATTTATCCAATAGACCTTGAGATACAATATAATAATAATATCGAGTATCGTCATTATTTAAGGATGTTATTTAAGATGAATTCGTCTAACTTTTCAGAAGAATCATTACTAGAAGACCTAGATGACGAAACACGCGACGAATTGGAATATGACGAATCATCCGCAATAATGGGAATGGATTGGATTTATTCAAAAATTTGCGATAATACGTTGTTTCAAATTTTATTAGATAAAGCTGCTGCCAAATTTTTGAGTGAAAATCGCGAAATAGGTATAGCGGTTTTATTAAGTTATGATTATTTAGCCTTATTTCATAATTGTATGAGAACCTATTTAACAAATCCGGCCGATTTTACAGAAATCCATCCTACTTATTTGGCTCTGTTTGAAAAATTATAATTAGTTTATCAATTAGTATATATTTTCTATATATATACTAATGGCTTCTACAAGAAATAAAAATACACCAGGCAACTATTTATTAGAACAAAGGCAATTATCCAGTATTTGTGCTTATAATGAATACAAACTTGCGGCACGTCCAGTCGATACTTATTTTCCGGGGAATGGTCTTTTAGCCGGTCGTGTTGCGCCTACTAATCTATCAGAAAATGCATGTGATATCGAGACACAATTATTTGGAATTGGTTCAACGAATTTAGTTAACCCAAAAGAATTCATTCGTCCGGATATTACTCCTTTAAAAAGCTTGAATATTATTGACAAACTACCGGTATTAATACCCGAACCTCTTGTTGTTGAAAAATACCAACGTCCCTATCCTATGAATTAGATATAGAATGGTGGTTTTTCATAGTGGACCTATATTTTTTACTTGATATTCCTTTATAGTTTTTTAATGTGCTATTTTTTGGCGCATTTTTATCTTTATGATAAGCAATTTCGTCTGGCAATATAGTAAGATTTATTTCTACAGGGGGTTCTATGATGGGTTCATTCGAAATTGATTTTTCACTTAATAATGATTGTATTTGTTTAAAAAAATCAGTTTGAGAAATAGTTGGGTCAACACGTTCCGGTAAACTATCACATTTATCTATACTAATTGATATATATTCAATCAAAGGTTCTATATACCCATCTGGTTTTATTGACAACGGTAATTTTATATTCGCCATAACATATTTCATTTTGTAAATATAGTTTCTGAAAAATTATATTTATATGGGTGTCTTTCTAAGATTTTAATTCTTTATTGTACGTTATTTTATTATTCATTATTTTATCTACATCACTATGATTTTTTAATTCTTCTATATCAACATTCAAAAACTTAGTGTATAGAGGAGCATTTGAAGAGATAATATCTGGGGCAAAAACTTTACCTATGTTTTTATATTCTGCGGGTGCTATATAAATTCCTTTTACTTCAAGATTTTTTAATTCAGCTTCTTCCACTATCGCTTTTTTTTGTTCTTTTAATTCTTTTCGAAGGCCTTTAATTGTATTTAATAATTTATCGCGCTTATTAGAATAATATACTAATTTATCTGTAGAAAACCCATGTTGTTTTAACTTGGTAGTTAGTTCTTTTAAGTTCTTGTTATATTTTTCGGTTACTTGTTTACTTATGTTTTTTTGTAAATACTCTATTTGGCTTAATACGTATTCTCTGTCAGTTAAAGACGTTTCAGGTTCTTCCAATAATTGCAGTATTTTAGATAATTCATTACGCAATCCAGTTTCATCATCTTCGTTAACTCTTAATGATGATTGTAATTCAGATACCTTTTCAATAAATCCTGTGTTCGTGTCATTTGTTCTTTTAATTTCTTCTTGAATTTGGTCTCGCTGAGATAATAATTCTTTATACTCGGGCAAATTTTCAATATTGTTGCCATTAGATGTTTGGGCTAATTCGTCTGTCAAAGTTTTTAACTTTGACATAAGCTGTTTTGTAGTAACTTCATTCTTATTTAATTCATCTTCTAATTGCCGTATTTTCTTATTTGATTCCTCGTCTTCATTTATTGATGTACTTTCCTGTCCTGCTTTTCCATTTTCCTGTCCTGAATTTCCATTTACCACTCCATTTACCACTCCATTTACAACTCCACTTTCCTGTCCTGCTTTTCCATTTACCACCTCACTTTCCTGTCCTGCTTTTCCATTTACCACCTCACTTTCCTGTCCTGCTTTTCCATTTACCACTCCACTTTCCTGTCCTGCTTTTCCATTTACCACTCCTGCTTTTCCATTTACCTGTCCTTCCTCTCCATTTACCACTCCATTTACCTGTCCTGATTTTCCATTTACCTGTCCTTCCTCTCCATTTACCACTCCATTTACCTGTCCTGATTTTC